AAAGCAGGACTGCTGCGATCATAAGGATGACAATGGATCGTGGGGGCTGCCGTTCTAATGACTGGGCGCCAACATAACCATAGGGGCTCCCTAGACGATATACTGGACGCCCGGATCTATCGGAAAAGCGAAAAGGATCAAACCATGAAAAACGAGCAACTGCCTCTTGGCGAAATCGGGTATTGGGTGAGCGTAGCAAGCCTTATTGCCCTGCTTGGGTTGGTCTTTTATCGCGCGGTGGGCTTCTGATGAAGACCTACATAATCTGCGCAACCTTGGTGATCTGCACCCTCCTGTCTGCAGGGACACGGGCGACAGAGTCCATACGGTATGCGTTCTATGATGCGAATGGCAAAGTCGTGCAGATTATTGCTGGGCCGCTTACCGATGAGCAGCTTGCCATCTTTTTGCGTGACTATGTCATTTTGTTCCATGCGGTCTCCTATTCGGAGGTTGGACTAGATGTCCACATTGGCGATGGCGCAAGCCCAAGCCCAACCGATACGGGAGAGCCCGTGGTGGCGGCCCCATCCACTCCTTCGCCTTCGCCAGAGCAATCGGTGGCTCCCTGCCTCCCATGATGGGGATGTTGGATAAAATGGCTGAGATGAATGGTAAGTGGCACTTGGTAGAGCGGTTTGTTGAGGTTGATGGGGAGCACTTCAAATTCACGCAAGATCGCGACGTGATGCTAGTTGAAACAACCCAAGGCGAACCATATGCTCGACTCTCTTGCCGAGTTCCGGGACAGCCAGCGCCAGAAGGATGGTTCTGGCTGAGGAATTGGTCAGAGAACGCAGAGTTTTGGGAAAAGGTGTCTGGACAGTTTGAGCTTGGCACCAAAACCATTCAGGTGTCACCGGACGTGGAGACGGTGGAAGCCCGATTTTTACTCCACCTAGGTTTGAAGGGAGCATCTGATGACGAGCACGAAGAAACGAACAATCGCTAAGCGCGTTGCCACAACGGCAACCTATTACAACTACGGGGTCAGCCAGAAGACCGCCACACGAAACGCCAACTATGCAAACTTTGTTGCATCAGTGGCATTTGTCATTGGTATCTATCTGATTGCCCGGTTCTTTGGTTTGTAGTGTCTGAACCAACAACCGAAGAGATGCTGGAGTTTGGTCGGGTAACCGGCCGAGTCGCCACGCGCCTAGAGGCTGAGCAAATCATCCGTGGACTCATGGAATCGGTGCGGTCTCTTCGGGAGTTGGGAGATTTAGATAACCCAGTCATTTGGCGGCTGATGGCTGCCGTTGAGGGCATTCGTGAGACGATGCCGAAATCTGATGGCTAAGCTGTCAGGGTTTGCCAAGAACGCCGCAATTACTGGGTGGGTGTTGGTGTTGTCTCTTGTGGTGTCTGGGGTGGCACTGTGCCTTGCTCTGCTGACGGCTGTGGGGATTGTGGCTGGATTGGTGCGACGTAAGTGATCCGACTCCACTCCAAATCCAACAGATCGCTGTCGGTGTACGTTCCGCGACCCGTATGCCCGTGATGCCGGCAATACCACTTATCGGTACCCTTGATGTCAATCATCGCCCCGTGGTCGTCCGTTTGCGGGCAAACGGGACCCCAGTACCATCCAGTCCTGACCCAACGCAGACGCACGTCGTCTCGGGACGTGGGCTGACTGCGCTGGCTTTCTGGCAGCGGTTCCGGCTTGCGATACTTTGTTACCATGACTACTAGTATGCCTGACGAAGAGAAAGTGTCAACAGCAGAGCAGCCAGATCCTGAGGATCTCGTCTTGACATGCCTTAACTGCGGGCGTATGATGGACGAGCGTAAATGCAAACTAGTCTGTGAGTGCGGGTACTTCGCTTCGTGCTCAGATTATTACTAGGAGGCAGAATGACGGAACCAGTAGTAGATCTTAGCAAGTTGTCCATTGATGAGGAGCTTGCTGCGCTAGAAAAGTCGCTATGGGGCAATCAGCGTATTTGGCTGATTGAGCGTAGCCGGCAAGATGTCTGGGGTGTGGCCGTAGTTCGGGACAAGCCAGAATCTGAGTGGGGGGAGCCAAATTACGCAGGGGTAATTGACGATTCCAGCAAGTGGGAGACCATTGGCTACCGACGAGATGGCAACCTTGCCAAGGCAATTCGCGATGTAAGGGTTGACATTGAAATTCGTAATGCTAAAGAAGTGGAGAAGGATGAAGTGTCAGATGCGGCTGCCCAAGACCGTTTCCTAGAGTCCATCAAGCCAAATACGCTATGAAACTCCCAAAGGAGTACCAAGAGTTGTTGAAGCTTGCTGAGCAGCAAGGATGGACGGTTGTGCGAAGAAATAACACGCACCTTGCATGGGTCTCCCCCACTGGAGCAAAGGTCTATTCATCGGCCACCCCATCTGACTGGAGAGCCGTGCTTAATTTAAAAAGAGACTTGAGAAGGTATGGACTAAAAGTCTAACTTTCGTGTATGATGCTCCTATGACAGATCGGGAGGGAGCACCAACGGATAAGGTCTGGGCAATCTACTATTTGTATGCCCAGCAATTCCCCGTGACGATCTCGCTAGACCAACGCACAAATGACGATGAATCTCCCTACAGCGTCACGATTGGGGAAAATGAAGAAACATTTACTCGACTATCTGACGATGAGGTCAGTTGGTTGATTCGGCGGAAAGTTGGTATTAAGTGAGCCGGCTTCTCGTCATTGTCCCAAGCCGAAAGCGCCCAAAGGCGTGCGCTGAGCTGCTTACTGAATTCCTCAAAACATCAGAAGATGCGGAAATCATCTTTGGTCTTGACGATGATGATAAAAGTCAATTCCCAACAGAAGTCCTAGAAGCCGCAGAGATCAACCCGCGATTGCGCATGGGCGGCACACTTAATCTTCTGGCTAAAAAGTATGCAGATAAGTATGACTACCTTGGCTTTATGGGCGACGATCACCGACCGCGAACGCAGGGTTGGGACCGCATCTTGTGTGACGCGATTGGGGAGAAACCTGGTGTTGCCTACGGGGATGACTTGTTGCAAGGAGCAAACCTGCCTACTGCCGTTGTGCTCTCATCCAGCATTGTGCGAAAAATCGGCTACATGGTTCCGCCAACCCTGATTCATATGTACATGGATAATTTCTGGCGTGATTTTGGCGATAAGCTTGGAAACCTTGTGTATCGTGCAGACGTAGTCATTGAACACCTGCATTACCTTGCTGGCAAAGCAATCAACGATCTTCAGTATCAGGAAGTAAATAACGCTTCGGTATATGAGAATGACCGAATCGCCTATGGTCTTTACCAGGCTGGTCAGTTTGACAAGGACATCCACAAGGTGCTTTCGTGAAGATTCTTATCACTGGTCACAAGGGATTTGTAGGAAAGCACTTCACCAAGTTTTACCGAGATCTTGGACACGATGTCTTTGGCGTGGACATCCTTGCCGATACCCCACGAGATGCCCGGGATTTTTTCCGAAAAGATGACATCCAGTGGGATCTTGTGATCCATTTGGCGGCCGTAGTGGGCGGTCGGGCAACAATTGAAGGAAATCCCCTGTCTGTTGCCGTAGACCTCTCTATTGACGCGGAAATGTGGCAATGGGCCATTCGTACGAAGCAGAAGCGCGTAGTGTACTTCTCCTCTTCTGCTGCCTATCCGATTGAGCTGCAAACTCGCGAAAACCACACATCCCTTGCCGAGCACATGATTGAATTGCACAACTTGCGCAACCCCGACCTTACATATGGGTGGTCAAAACTGACCGGCGAGTACCTTGCCCAGTTTGCCGAAGCAGAAGGCGTTCGGACACACATTTTCCGCCCGTTCTCTGGATATGGCGAAGATCAGGCACTTGATTATCCATTTCCGTCATTCATTGATCGAGCGCGAAACATGGCTGATCCGTTTGACGTTTGGGGGGACGGTCTGCAGACACGAGACTTTATTCACATTGATGACATTGTTCAAACCGTGCATGCCGCCGTAGATCAGGATTATCGCGAGCCATTGAATATTGGAACTGGGCGACCCACTTCATTCCTTGAGCTTGCGGATCTTGTCGCTAAGGAGGCGGGATATAAACCGCAGATCCTCACCAACCCAGAAAAACCAGTTGGTGTCTTCTGGCGGGTATCCGATCCCCTAAACAGTTTCCGTATTTGGCAGCCACGCATTACTCTTGAAGAAGGAATCCGAAGGGCTCTTTTGACAAAGTAGCCTTCCCCCTCTAGGATGCTGGGGAAGGAGGGATCATGGAGCAAATCACCTATCCAATCTATAAAGACGACGAACAGACCTTTGAAAAGGTTTTTACCAAGATTTACAACGAAGCCTACGAACTTCTTTGCGAAAAGCAAGCACGGTATGGCGATTCAAACATTGAGCAACTTGGTCTGCACGGAGTTATTAGCCGAATTGGCAATGACAAAGTTGCCCGGGCTAAGAAGTTCTTGAACGGAAAAATTGTCAACGGTCAGGTAGTGCTTGATCCTATTCCGTACAACGAAGACGAATCCCTTTCCGATACATTGATGGACATTGCGAACTATGCGTTGATTGCCGTTGCATTGCAGCGCGGTTTATGGGGATCGCCGATGGAACGCGATCTTCTGGATAAAAACATCAAGTGAATAAACAATTCCTTGCGGCTTTGAAGGTTGCCAAGCAGGAAGGCTATTCAGATGCTGTTTTGGATGGAATGCGCGCGCTGCACTCGGCAAAAGCCTGGTCTATCGCTAGGGAGGCAGACACCGAATACCATCGCGGTCTTCGTGATGGAATCGTATTAGCAATGGAGGCAATTGGGTATAACCGATGGGAAACACAACGCGGTATGAAGTCTGGCATGTTGAACGACAGCAAGAAGGGGTAGGGTACCGATGGGCAATTTGGGACGCAAACTTGAACCTAGTCGTAAAAAGCGGCCTAGCCCCAAGCGCCGACGAGGCAGTGAAGCAAACCAGCTTTTGGATTTCCTTCCTGACGGATTTAGGACGCGGGGAGAATTCAGTAAAAAGGTAATGGCGAAATGGCTTGGTCAATCGTTCATTATGGCGAATATGAAGATTGCCCACCAATGGGTTCTTTCTGATCAAACCATTGATGATGCAAAGCTTTCCATTGAGCAAGTTGCCTCCGCCATCTCAGGGGAATTAGGCGATTGCCGAATTACCATCACTAAACCGGAAAATCAATATCCGTACTGGACTAATCGGATTGAGATGACAGTTGATGGAATTCGCCACGAAAGTGAACTGGAAGACCTTGATTTTAATGCTTTGATGCAAAAATCTATTGGATGGCTCAATCAAAAAGGAATTGTATGAAAGCATCAGATAAACTTCGTCAGATACTTGAGCATGCAACAACCGGGGATGTAACGCCTATGATGCGCGGTATCGGTATTAGTCAGCGTGGAAAAGTTGAGCTGTTTGCTCGACTGGCATATATTTCGGGAATTAAGCGTGCTTTGGAAATTGTTGAAGAGTTTGAGCAAGGGGAATCAAATGGATCGCAGCCAGAAGCCTGACCAGACAAAGAAAGGTTGGTATTGCATGGGATGCGATAACAAGATTCCAGATGAAGTTGCCCTTGGCAGCACCTCCACGATTGATCCAAAATACCGCAACGGTCGTTGCTATAAATGCAAGAAGTCACGAGTATTTAGGCATTATCAATGAAAAGAATAGTTGTTGCCGTTATTGCTGCAGTTTTTCTTGCTGGCATTTTTTCTTCAACGGCTCAAGCCAAGGTAGCGAAACGCTACCGGGCTCAATTTATATGGTCCAGCGAATATCAAGATGGGTGGGCACAAGACAGGATCAATCAACCGTGGGATGCTCTAGATGGAGCCCGCCCGAATGGTCTCCTTGGCGGAAATGGCGTCACCGTTTATATTATTGATACTGGCGTTGGTTCCGTTGATTGCAATGGCCACGGATCATTTATTGCCAGCCTTATCTCTAGTGAAGAATACGGCATTGCACGAAATTCCACTATTGTCGGCGTAAAAGCTCTTGATTGCTCTGGATCAGGAACAGAGCAGAATGTTATTGATGCGGTGAATTGGGTTTCTGCCCAGGCAAATCCAAATACCTCTGTTGTAAATATGAGTTTAGGCGGAGAAATTAGCGCACGATTAGATGCCGCAGTTTCAGCACTTGCCAAGAAAATGCCAGTTGTTGTTGCTGCTGGCAACGACGGTGGAAACGCTTGCAATCAGAGCCCAGCACGGGTGCCGGAGGCTATTACCGTGGCAGCATTTAATAAGTGGCATCTGCGGTCTATTTTCTCTGACTTTGGACCATGTGTAGATATGTGGGCACCCGGGGAAAACGTAGACGGGTTTGATCAATATGGAAACCACATTAACCTTAGCGGAACAAGTTTCTCAACAGCCCTAGTGACGGCGTCCATTGCCTATATCGCTCAGCGAGATAGCACCACGACAAGGCAAGCATATAAACAACTTGTATGCGAAAGCAGCAATCTTCCGATTGTTGATGCATATAACGGCACAAAACGACCATTTGTTTTGTGGCTTAAGTCCACAAAATCAAAGACAACTAGAAGCGATTGCCCGTTTTTGCTGCCGTAAAGTAAAACTGGGAGCCAGACAAGTCGGCTGCATAAACCAGTGCATCAACAAGGTCATCATGCTCGCCATTCGGGAATGCTGCCATTTCCGCCTCTAAATCTTTAATTCCCGGAGCACCTTTGACATGGAAAACTTTTCCGGCTTCATATCGAGCAGCAAGACCGCGAGCTCGCGTAACTTTATCTTTATCAGGTCGGATCGGTCGCGCTGGCAAATTTGTTGTTCCAAGCACTTCGCGCACAAACGTGCTTTGATGTTGAACGGCTTCAATATTTACTGACTCAAAGTTTCGTGATCCTTCGTGTATAGATGATGGGTTCGGCAAAAGATATTCTGGCCAAAGAAGCCGTGGTCCATCCTCATGACACAAGCTTCCTTCTCGGTCAACACCAGTTAACCAATCGCGGTGACCCTCGGCAAGGCGAGCCTTCCATGCCCCGGTAACATAAAGGTTGTGATTGGAGTCTTCCACAACTTCAACACAGGTTGTATAGTCGCTTCGTTCAGATGCAGATGATGCAAGGTCAATGCCAACGCGCCTAGCGCCTTCTGGGGCCTTGTCAACATGCTGAAACTTGTCATATCGGAAAATGTTTCCACCCATGGACGTAACGTCATTTTGAAACTGAAGCATAAAGATTGGTGTCCCAAGCTCTTCCCGCTTTTTGTCCATGTCGGCCACCGTATACATTTGCGGCCAAAGGATCTGATCGCCCTCAACCGCCCTGCGAAGCATGACCGGAGTCCCCTTCTCTTTTAGATCGTTGTAGAAATCATCTTCGTGCCAACGGGTTCCGATATACCATCGCTTGGCACCAGGAACTAACATTGGGTCAACTACTTGCCAATAGGTATCAGAGGCTTTTTGTCGTTGGACGGCAGTTGCGTTTTCCTTCATGCCAACCATGTCGTCGCCAATCAGGATATCCAGACGTGCTCCTGGTTTAATGGAGCCAAGTCCGTCAGCAAAACATGTGGCGTCTTTGCCCATATTTGCCCCTTTGATTGTCCAGACTTCATCAGTCCACTTTGGGCCAACAACACCCTGTTGCGCCCATTCAAACACCTCAGCAAAGTATGATGATTCAATAATTGCCTTGATTGCCCTAGATCGTGCAAGGGCATCAGAAAGCACGGAGGTAAGGATGCCTACCCGAATCTTACCTTGATTAACGCCAATAAGTCGGGCAACTCGGTGAATTAATTGAGTAGTTTTTGCATGCCCACGCGGCATCAACACGAGAGCCCGGGGATTTTTATCTAGGAATCGTTCCATTTCCCGAAGATGTTTGGGAAAAACAAGATTGCTGACATACTCTGCAAAAGCAGCGTCAGATGTTTTCGCTTGTTCCCTCAACCACAATCGGTACGTCTTGCTGTCCATCTTTCACCTCCTCCAGAGCTTCTGCCCAATTGCGCATCCTCTGCGCTAATTGATCCGCCGGCAGCGAATCAATGGCATGGTCAGACATCTGCATTTGAATCGGCCCACCGTTCGGACCAGTCAACTCAGTCTTGTCAGCCTCATAGGCGCCAGTAAGCTTGGCAATCCTGTCAAGCACTTCAAGTTGCAACTTGAGGTATGCCACTTGACCAGAGTGAGAGTTTTCGCGCGCCATGCTATGACCTTGCGCTGCCATCTTGGCGATAAGGTTTGCTCGAGCAAGGAGTTCAACCTTGCTTTCCGCTTTGCCGATTCCCTCTTCAATCCACTGCTTGCGAATACCTTGAATATGCTTTCGGACAGTATCGCGCTTCAGGTCTACGGCTGTCGCGATTTCGCTTGCAGTAGCGCCGCGAAGCATTAGATCCTTAATGGTCTTGATAAGCTTTTCCTGATCTTCCGCCGAGCGGCGGCCAATTTGTGCCATGTAACAATCGTAGCACAGAATCTGGTCTTTACGGCAAGTTGCAAGATTTCTGCCTATACCCTAGGATCAAAGTATGAAGCCAACACCTGAAACACATAAATTCCGCATTACCCTTATTGAACAAATGCGCAAACAGGGCATTACCTCAAATGACCTAGCCAAAAAGATGGGGGTAAGCCACACTGCGGTTCGCATGTGGGTGAATGGGAAAACACTGCCAACTTGGAATAATATTTCTTTGCTAGCCGATTGCCTTGACTCTCAAGGAATTGCCAAGTTCGGCCATAAAGCGCTTGAGCGCACGTGTGAGTTTTGCGGCAAGAAATTCAACATTCTTGAGCTTCGTTACGGAGCACAAAAAACCTGCAGCAACCTTTGCTCCCGGAAGATGCACCACACCGGCGCCAAGCCAAATAAAGAGATCAAAGTGCTGAATGCAATTGCCGACTATTGTAAGGCCGATTGCGAATTTGGCGATACAGGATCTTGCAGGAACTCGGCATGCTTTTTGGCTCCTTTTACCCCCTTACCATTTGCAGAGTCTTTTATGCAAACTCCGACCAAGCGTCGCCCCATGAGCCATGAGGATCGCCAGAAGCGCTCAGAATGGTCTAAAAAGTACTTTGCTAACAAAGAAAACAGGGATAAGCAGGCGGCGCGCACAAAAGAAGCGCTTGCCGGATTGTCTGAGGAGCAGAAAATGGCGCATCGTCGGTCTATCAGCAAATACTATGCCGACAAGCGTGCAGCCGTAGAAACACAGCCCGTAGAGTAAAGGCCGCCCAGCCACTATGATGTGGCTATGGCACTTTCCACCTATGATATCTCCGCAGATCAGGGGTCAGACCTTGACACCCTAATTACCTATACAGACGATTCTGCCGTCCCCGTAAACCTTACGGGCTGCTCGGCAAGGATGCAGGTTCGTCAATTTGCCGGCTCGCCAAACTCATGGCTTACGATTACAAGCTCTGACTCCATTACGCTTGGTGGAGCAGCCGGGACAATCAGGATCACGGTTTCTTCAACCGCCCTATCGGCGGTCAAGGCCGGTACGTACGTATATGACATTGAACTTGTGGATACCACTAATAAGGTCTTGAAAATTCTTTCAGGGAACTTTGTGGTAAATGCTGAGGTGACTCGATGAGCCCACTAACAGTTACTGCTGTAAACCGAAACGTATCCGTTCATGGCAGCCCAAATTCGTCTTTGACCATTGGTGGGGGGCCATCTTCTGGAAACCCACATGGTACGTATACGCATACACAGACTTCTGCATCAGCAACGTGGACAATTACGCACAATTTAAACTGTTATCCAGCGGTTTCTATTGTAGATTCGGCTGGCACGGTGGTCTTTGGCGAGGTCAATTATATTAGCGCCAACGTTATTGTTGTCACATTTGTGGCAGCGTTTGGCGGCAAAGCTTATCTAAATTAAGGAGAGAGAAGTGGCAAAGTTTCTTACCAATCTAGATCTTCAGAAGAATGAACTTCAGAACGCTACCGTTCAGAACCTTGCGACTCCTCCTTCTAGCCCAGTTCAGGGTCAGATTTACTACGATACGGTTGCCGATGCAATCAAGGTTTATGACGGAGCCGCATGGCAGACCCTTGCCACTGGTGGTGGAACGGTCACCTCAGTAAGCGCCTCCAGCCCACTTTCTTCAACTGGCGGCAATACCCCGACAATTAGCATTCAAGACGGCACAACCAGCCAGAAGGGTGCTGTTCAGCTTGAGGATTCGTATTCCAGCACTTCAACAAGCAAGGCTGCAACGCCTGCTGCTGTTAAGGCTGCCTACGATCTTGCCAACGGCAAGGCAAACCCAACTGACACTACGTATGTTGGTACAACGGCTGTTGCGCTTAATCGCAGTTCAGCAAACCTTGCACTTACGGGTATTTCAAGCGTTGCCCTTCCTGGGTCAACTTCTGGAACCATCACTGTTCAGCCAACTGCTGTTGCTGGAACAAATACGATTACTCTTCCTGCAGCAACCGGAACAGTTGCACTTACCTCAGATATTCCATCGCTTACAAGCTACGCCACCAAAACTGGTGTTGAAACCCTTACCAATAAGACCCTAACATCGCCAGTTGTTGACGGTAGTGGCGTTCTTTTTGAGGGCGCAACACCAGATGCAAATCGCACCACGCTTACCGTTGTTGACCCAACTGCCACGCGAACTATCACCTTGCCAAATGCAAGCGGAACAGTTGCCCTTACCAGCGACCTTAGCAGCTTCCTTACGAGCGCCGTTACCAGCATTGCTGGGACGACAAACGAGATTGAAGTTTCTGCAAGCACCGGTTCAGTCACGGTTGGTCTTCCAGACAACGTTAGCATCACTGGCACCCTTACTGTTGGCGGAGATCTTACTGTCAACGGAACCGTTGCAACAATTAACTCAACGACAATTACTGTTGATGATAAGAACATTGAACTTGGTTCTGTTACAAGCCCAACAGATACAACTGCCAACGGTGGTGGTATTACGCTTAAGGGCACAACTGATAAGACCATCAATTGGGTAAGTTCTACTGGCGCATGGACTTTGTCTGAGCACCTTGCCCTTGCTAGCGGCAAGAAGTTCTACATCAACGGCACAGAAGTTCTCAGCAGCACAACGCTTGGTTCAGGGGTTACCGGCTCTAGCCTCACCTCGGTTGGCACAATCGGAAGCGGTATTTGGCAGGGCACGGCGGTAGGCCTTGGTTACGGTGGTACGGGGGCAACGACCGCCTCTGACGCTCGAGCAAACCTTGCCGAATCAGGTTTCAGCCTTGCCCGAAAAGTGGCAAGCAGCTCCACATGGACTGCCGGCCAGCAGAAGACTCTTACGCACAACCTTGGCACCAAGGATGTCACCGTGGCGGTTTACGATTCAGGCGATGAACTTGTTTATGCAGAGGTTCTGGCTGATGGAACAAACGCCGTCAAGGTCACCATTAGCCTTGCAGGGACGTACCGCTACGCAATCGTCGGCTAACTAGCCGAGCAGCCGGGGGGCTGCTAGAATAGGTCTATGAGTAAATTTGTTGGTAATCGTATTACCCTGCCAAATCTGGCGACGGCCCCGTCGTCCCCAGCGTCAGGAGATTCGTACTACAACACGACCTTTAACAAGCCATATACCTACAATGGCACAGATTGGGTTGACCTAACCCTTACCTCATCAACTAGTGGTGCGATTGGCTACTGGGGTTCGTTTTGGTCAACGCAGAGTCAGACTGCCGCATCTGCCAACACCGAATACCTGCTCACCTTTAACAACACGGATGCTGACTCAAGCGGCGTATCCATTGCCTCGTCTAACAAACTTACCTTTGCCAATGCTGGCGTGTACAGCATTATTTTCTCCGTGCAGTGGGTTAATACATCAAACAGCATCAATGACGCAAATATTTGGCTGAAGAAAAATGGCTCAAACATTGCGGATTCAGATAGCAAGTGGAGCGTTGTTGGCTCGCACGGCGGGACTGATGGACATGCAATTGGTGCGGTAAACTTTGTCTTTAAGGTTAACGCAGGAGATTACATCCAACTTGCGTGGCAGGTAACAAATACCGCAGTATCTATTGAATACATTGCCGCAGCATCTCCTGCCCCAGCAATCTCAAGCGTGATCCTTACCGCTACTCAGGTGATGAATACGCAGCAGATAGGCTTGACTGATTCAACATCAACCAGCAGCAGCTCTATTGCCGCCAGCGCAACAGCCGTAAAAACGGCATACGATCTTGCTGCAACAAAGGTGACATCGGGCGGGGCGCTTGGCACCCCATCAAGCGGAACCCTGACATATGCCACTGGTCTTCCAGTTAGCACTGGTATTTCTGGTCTTGGAACTGGTGTAGCAACATTCCTAGCAACGCCATCATCGGCCAATCTTATCTCGGCAGTATCTGATGAGACTGGATCTGGGTCTTTAGTTTTTTCAACCAACCCAATTCTTACAACACCAAATCTTGGAACCCCGTCAGCGATTAACCTTAGCAATGCAACAAGCCTTGCGGATGCGGCATTGGCATCTACAGGTACTGCTGGAACCTACACCAAGGTAACAACGGACTCCAAGGGTCGTGTTTCTTCTGGCACAACGCTATCCGCTTCTGACATCCCGACACTTACTGCAAGTAAGATTAGCGACTTTGATACACAGGTAAGGACATCTAAGGTCACTGACCTTGCTGCCCCAACCTCATCGTTCTCAATGAACAGCCAGAAGATTGTATCTGTTCTTGACCCAACATTAGCACAAGATGTTGCCACCAAAGCTTATGTAGACAACGTCACTTCCGGTATCAATACCCACGCCCCGGTTGTTGCCGCGTCCACCGCTAACATTTCTGGAACGTATGCAAATGGAACATCTGATCAAAGCGGCGGAACTGGTGTTGGAGCAACATTTACAGCTTCTGCAAACGGTGCAATTTCCCTTGACTCGGTGTCTCCAACAAGCGGTCAACGGGTTCTCCTAAAGAATCAAACAGATCAAAAACAAAATGGTGTTTATACGGTTACAACGGTAGGAACCGCTGGCACCCCTTTTGTCTTGACTCGAGCAACAGATTCTGACAATAGCATTGCCAATCAAGTTCGCCCTGGCGACTTTGTTTACGTAAATAGCGATCCAGCAACTACCAACAATGGTGGACAAGGCTGGGTAATGAATACCGTTGGTACGGGCACTGGCGGAACGATTGTGATTGGCACGAACAATCTTAACTGGGTGCAGTTCACTGGCGTATCTGATACCACCGCCGGCGCAGGTTTGGCTCGCTCTGGAAACGTCATTTCTGTTGGGGCAGGAACTGGCATAACGGTAAATGCAGATACTGTTGCTGTTAATACCTCAGTTGTCCCAACGTCATCTAGCACGCTTGGGTTCTTTACCGCCTCAACATCTGTTGCAATTGGTGTAGGAACCATTGAACTCGGTCACGCAAGCGATACAACGCTTTCGCGCTCTGCCGCCGGAACACTTGCCGTAGAGAATGTTGATGTTGTTACAGTTTCTGCTTCGCAAACACTTACCAATAAAACATTGACTAGCCCAACGCTGACAACGCCATCGCTTGGCGCTGCTACCGCTACCACAGTAAATGGAACAACAATACCATCTTCGGCAACGCTTTTGACATCTGGCGGAGCCTTGGGAACACCATCAAGCGGCACGCTGACAAATGCTAGCGGCTTGCCGGTTTCTGGCATTACGGCCTCAACCTCCGCTGCTCTTGGGGTGGGATCAATTGAGCTTGGTCATGCCTCCGACACAACTATTTCGCGCTCCTCTGCAGGAATCATTGCCGTTGAGGGGGTCACAGTTGCAAGGGTTTATAGCGCGGCACTTTCTGGAACTGCATCATCGTTTACTGTGACGCATGGACTTGGCGCAGTTTGGGTTTCCGTGATGGTTTATAACATCAGCACAGGAAACTACATTATCCCAGACCATACTATTAACCTTTCGGCGGGAACACCAACAGGAACCGTCACTATCACCTTTCCCGCTTCTGTCACAGGAAGCAACTACAGGGTTGTTATCACAGGATAAGGAGGTAACGTGCCAGACATTCAAACATCAGCACAGTTGCCTAAATACTCCTCAGCACCATCAAGCCCATCCGTAGGGGATGTGTACTTTGATACTACTGATAATGAAGTAAAAGTGTACGTTACCATTGGCGGAACGTCAAAATGGCTTGGCATTGGTCAAAAAGTTACTATTGAAACATTCACCACTTCCTCAAATACGTATCCATATACGTGGACACGACCAACCAACGTCACCTACCTTGATTTCATTATGATGCGCGGGGCCGGTGGTGGAGGGGCAAGCGGCAATCTTAACTCCCCAAGGGCGACTACATCATCTACTGCTGGAAATGGTGGTGGTGGAGCTGGCGCTTTAATTACCATCACTAATGCATATTTTGGTGATGTTACAAGCCTTTCTATTTCAGTAGGAACCGGGGGAGCTGGCGGAGCAGCGCGAACATTCACCAAAGCCGCTGCCGCAACAACAACTTCTGTGCAAATTGGAAACTCAGGATCTTCTGGCGGATCAACATCATTTGGTTCGCTCACCGCATCTGGTGGGGGTGGCGGAGGAGTTGGCGCGGCGATTGGTACTGCTGGATCTAGCGGATCTGCTGGGACGATTACGGGAAATGTTATCGCCAATGGCGCTACGCTCAATGGAGTTGCTGGTGGCGCTGGTGGTGCTGCTGGGTCAGGCGGCGGGGCAGGGATCGCATCATCTCTTCAGTATGCGAACTTCCCGTACTATACGCAAACAACGTTAAGCGCTACTTCGGGGGGGAACTCAACTGGAACTGGTGGGTCTACGGCAGGGGGAACTGCTGGGGCAGTTGCAAGTCCAGCAAACTCCGTGCTTGGCGGCAGTGGCGGCGGCGCTGGCGGCATTTCTGGCTCCTCAGGGGCAACAACTGGCGCTAGTGGCCAAGGAGGCGCAGGCGGCGGTGGCTCAGGGGGGCAATGTTTACATATCCACGTTG